ATGATCCGGAACGGTCTGCCCGCCATCCGCCGGATCGTAGAAGATCAGTTGGTCTTGGGTGATGTCGACGCGGCCCTCATAGCCGAACACCATAGGCTCGCCACGAGCGTCAATCGTCATCACGCCCGACCCAGTGATAGGGGCGTAAATCTTCAGCTCCTTGCTGGCACTGACATCCGCCGAGAAGCCCGTGACTGGATCGTGAATTTCAAACTGAATAGGCATGATCTACCCAACCGTCCCGTAATGAAGCTTGAATTTGCCTGTGGCACGGCCTGCCCATAGGCGAAGCACAGCGGTAAAGCCAACGCCTGCAGAGCGCTCAGTGGTAGTAGGCTTGCCTAGGAAGGATATGGCGTCGTGGGAGTTTGGAGTATTTTCGATTCCACCAAGGCCAACGGTAGTGTCATCTGATTGGATAAATGCTTCAACATGGGAGTTTGCAGTAATACTAGCTTCGGCCACTGCAACGCTGGCTTCGTCGGTCGGCGTAGCGCCAAAGTCGATGATAAAGGTGCCTGTGGCCATTACGGATTCCCTGCGGTTAGGGTAAACGCGGTTACCGTTACAAGCTGGCCTATGGCGACATTAGTGTTATCGAAGGTCATATCGGTGGTGTTGCCTTGGATGTGGCAAGTGGTTGCAGTAGATTCATAGATTCTCCAGCTTGCAATAATACCTGCACCGGAGGCATTGTTGGACCAAATCCCGAGTTTTGTTTTCGCTCCTGCGGCCGCTGCATTCATCCAATCTGCCGGAAGGGTTATAGTACATAGAAGCCCGGCAGGATCTGCTGCGGCGCAGTTTGCTGGTTCTGCTCCAGAGAAGATTTTCAGTACGGCTGTACCGCCAATTGCAGTCTCGATTGCGTCGAGTTCGGCATTGCGAACGGTGACTGAAAACTGAAAGGCCATTAGAGTTTGACATTCGCGATTCGAGTTTTGATGTCGTTATACTGATCCTTAGCAGCTGCGACCTTAGCGTTGATTGCAGATAGAGTGTTATTAGCCGTAGCAACTTCGGCTTTGATTTCGTTAAGGCTTGCCCTGGCTAAGGCAGCCTTTTTGTCGGCTTCGTGGTTTGCTGAAGCAAGGATTGCCGAGGCTTCGGCTTTAGCTTTGTCAAGTAATTCAGTCGCAGCGATCTGAGTGCTGGCGCGGGTAGCTTCAGCATCCGCGAGAATCGCAGTGGCGTTAGCTTTTGCAGTTTCCTCTTCGGCTTTGGCTTTAGCTATCGACTCAAGAAGTGCCTTAAGTTCCACTTCGCGATCTTCGATCTTACGGCGAATACCGACAAGTGAGGTTAGGTCGTCCTCGAGGGATGCAAGTGCGCGCACAGTTGATAGAAACTTACGTAACCCTGCGAGAGCTTCGGCTTCATCTGTCATGACACGAGTCCGTGTTGAACGAGAATTGCGGAGATGACGACGGAAGTAGTACCATCGCCGCCCGTGAGGCGAGGACGGATAAGAGCGGTTATTTCGGTTACGGCTTTCAGTATTGGGATCAAGGTTGTCAGAGGATTACCGAATGGGTCGTTGAGAGTCACGTAGTTGCTACCACCGTCATTGGAACCTTCGATAAGCGCCGTAGCTCCACCGAAGGTTCCTCCGATCTGAAATGATCGATCCGCCCAGCCTGGGCCAGAGATTGGTAAACCATCATCGCCCTGCGCAAGCGTCCAGGTGAAGACAACAGCTTGGTTGCCAAAGACCGGAGCAAAGTCGCTGCGAATAGGGACAATAGTTGCCATTAGAGCCTACGGACAGGAGTTTCAGCCTTTGGCGTCTGCATTGCATTAAGCATAGCGAGGGCCTGGTCGACCTTGGCTTTGAGTTCCTCATTTTCGGCTTTGAGTTTCTCAAACTCTGTCACGCTAATAGGCGTGGTAACCTTTGGGCCGTTAAGACTAGTAAGAGCGTCGAGTTGCTTAGAAAGCTTAGCGAGGATCGCTTCGCCCATTGTACCTTCGAGAGATTCGATAGGGTCGGCACCAGTGCGGGAGGCTTTGTAAGTTTCAAGGATGCCTTCGGCTTCGGCGTCAAGAGGTTCCATATCCATGGTAGGGATGAAATCTCCGCGGAGGATGTAATCGTCTGGAAAGCGACGATCTTCCTTGGTGGCAATGATGATTTCACCTGGATAGTTATGGTCCGCTTGGTCCTTAGGATCAAGAAACATCGGGACCTTGAAGACGCTTTTGTGCAAACGGTTACGCCCACGCACCTTCGCTTGGAGTTCCTGCTTTTCCTCCCATTCGGAGCCTTCAATGTTGAGGTAGTGCTTGTCGAGTAGACGGAAGCGGGCCATGTGGGCCTCCTATAGTTGAAAGCCCCAAGCTGATACTGAGGCATTTGTATTGCCAGCGCCTAAGGCTGGTAAGGTTACAACGATTGCTGTATTCTGTGCGCTAGATGGAACACAAGTGCCGAAGGTAACTACAAGGGGCGTAGCTGCAACCGTGGCTCCTGCTGGGGCTACAAAAGTGTAAGTAGCAGTGCCTGTAATTAGACCAACAACTGTTGCATTTACTACAGATGCAGCTGTAGCTCCAGCGGCAGTTAGGGTGAAACCGCAAATAAACGTATTCTTCCCAACAGCAGCTGCAAGAGTCGCAACGGCATTGGTATTGGCTACGTTACCTGAGGCGGCAGTTATGTAGGTAGCAAAGTTTCCAGAAGGGCTATATGGAGGCAACTGCTGGGCTAGAGCCGGTGAGCTTAAGCCCAGCGCAAGTGCGAAGAGGAGACGTTTCATAGTTGGTAGCCCCAAGCGTTGACTGTAGAGTTGGTATTACCTGCGCCTAAGGCAGGAACCGTTACTACAATCGCTGTATTCGGAGCAGAAGCCGCAATGCATCCATTAAGCGGCGCGATAAGGGCAGGATTGTTGAGGGTAGCACCTGCGACAGATGCATAGGCAAAGGTCAAGGTACCAGTGATAGTGCCAGTGATGGTGGGAGCAACTACAGTTGCTGCGGTAGAACCTGTGGAAGTGACAATGAAACCACAGATATAAGTAGTACGCCCAGCAGCCGCAGCAAGCGTAGCAGCTGCCGAAGCGTTAGCCACTGTACCAGAGGCAGCAGTGATTGGAGTACCAGCCTGGAATGTCGGAAACGGCCCTCCAGCAGGCACAAACGGCTGTGCCTTAAGCGGGCCGGAGGCATTCCAAGTCGAAGCCACGGCAACGAGGGCGGCTAGAGCCACCCCCATGCCAAGAAGACGAAGAGATTTCAGCATGGGGGATGCTCCTAGTTTGCGATTGTAATACCAGCGGGGTAGCCGCCAGGAATGGCATTGCCAGTGCCGGAGTATGGTTGATCCATACGGTCGAGGACAACGTAGGACTTGATTACTCCACCAGTGCCAGCAGCAGTGCCGATGACATATTGGAGCTGGATAAACCGAGGAATGGCAATGCCAGCAGGTGGCCTAGGCATGTCCATGTCAAGGAGCTTAGCTCCTACAACAGCTAGCGTAGCTAAGTCGGAGACGACCACCAGGTTGTAAAGGCCGCAGGAGCTCCTGTACCATCATCGGTAGCACCTCGGATGGAGACAACAAGTGTCGCTGCGCCGCCAGAGGTGCAAGCGACCGTAACCTGGGATATGAGTTTCAACGCAGGTTTGTCACCAATGCCGATATCTCGAGCACCTTGAAGGTTCGCAAGAACAGGGATACCGGCCATGTGAAGGTCGATAGAATTGGCGCTTTGATAGGTTGCAGCAGCTTGGTTGAAACTGAAGCCAGCTGCGGCATCGAATTGAAGGAATGCGTCGAGAATCATGGCTAAAGCTCCTTAGGTCACGCGGGCTTCGTTGTTAAGGATCGCGTCGCAGGTTCGCACCGGGACGCCACGGAAGGTGGTTACGACTTTACCATCGAACTGGCCAAGCTGGAGTTGAACGTTAGCTTTGTTCATCGCTTGGAGGTCGAGGTAGGTACGGATGATGCGATTGCAGTAGATGGTCGTACGGCCCATATTTGCTCGGATATCAGGAGTATCCGAGGATTGGATTGAGGTGGCAGAGACAGGGGCCGTCGGAAGACGGTAGAGCCCACGGACGATCAGGTTGATAAGATTCGCTGCGTTAACGCCGGTAAGCTGGGTTACGTCGATGTTGCAGATGCGGACGGTGTAACGCCAATCGCGAAGGACTAGACCGATTTCCCATTTGAAATGGTCAACGTAGGCTTGATAGTTCGCGCTAGCGCCGTCGGCAACGCGCCATTCGCCCATATCGCGATGTTGGAGGCCGGTAATTTTGCCTTTGGGGAAAGTGGCGTGAGTAGTATCAGAGCCCCACACGGTGATCCAAAGGGAAGTGTTGGTTGAACCGGTACCACCTGCGTCGAGGACATTGGCAGCGGTAGCCGAAGTTGCGGCAGTGACTGTGGAGTATCGAGGGGAGAAGCCAGTGAACCGTTCTGGGTTGACACTCTGGTTACCGTAGATAAGCGTCGCTGCGACCTGCTGGGACATGCCTTCGAGGAACGCTTTGACTTCAGAGAAACGGAATTCAGCAGTGTTACCGTTGAGGTCTGCAACGTCTTTGTCGATCTGGGAGTAGGTTTCCAGATTGCCGCAGGTGTCAGTGATCTGAGCCGTCGTTGACTTGGCATTAGGCACGCCGGCGTTCAGGAAACGCCAGGTTGCCTGAGGCAAGCCGGTACGGACGGTAGTTTTATGGCCCGTAGGGAGGTTCCCTTCGACGACCAGCATGTCTTCGAGGATTTCGTTAGTCTGCGAAAGCATTTCGATGATGGAAGCAATTCTGTAATTGTCCTCCATCCGCTTTGCCCAGTCAAGATAGGTCAGGGCGGTTGCGCCAAGAGCGGCCATGAGAGTTTATCCTGCTTTGGAGGGAAGGTTGGGATACATGGCTTGGGCGGCAGACATAGGCTTAGGCTTAGGCGTGTCGCCAGCCACGTGAGAACCTTCGGTCAGGCGCGAAGCGATTTTGAAAAAGGTCCGAATAAAGGCGGGGTTGTCACCAGCGCCTGTTAGGTCCATCGCTGTGCGGAACTCTGACACGAGTTTAGCATCGCCAAGGGATTCATAGAGTTTACCTATGGTCGCCTTGACTTCACCAAGCTTCCCACCGATCTCGGGGTCTGACTTGATTTGGGTTTTCCATTCGGCCTTCTGCGCGAGCCAGGAGTCTATGGAGGTTTTAGACACGGCATCAGCGGTGGCCTGAATGGATTTAGTATGAAAATCGACTAGGCGTTGAGCATTGGTTTGGGAGAGGCCGAGTTCTTTGAACATGGTTGTAGCTTCGGTCAAGACTTCTGGCGAAAGCTCGACTCCGTCGGGAAGCTTGAAGTCGGAGTACTTGTCAGGGACGCCGTCAGGCTTATCGCCAGGCTTAGCCTCTGTCTTCGTCTCCGGCTTCGCCTCTTCCGTCTCGTTTAGCAAGGATACCGAGTCGCTCGGCTTCTGCGAGATTTCCGGCTTCTCGTTCGTCGTCGACTGAAGAGTTTCGCTTTGAGTCTGCTGTGAGGTCTCGCTCATATGCTTCTTTCATCATCTGGAGATATTCGTCTGGGCATAGCTGGACTACGGTTAGGAATTCTTGTAAGGCGTCATTTTGCATTCCGCAGTTGAATGCCATTTGGATTGGGTCAACATTGAATGGAGAGGAGAAGATATGATTTCGGAGAAACCGATCGTGGAACCATCGACGACCGGAG